CCCAACTTTAAGTCCCGCGTATAAACTGTCGTAAGTCTGGGAAATCCAGCTACGTAGACCGGCCCAGCGGACATTGCAGATGACTACGTAGCGAGTGCTGCAACACGGAGATAATCTCATGGCGAGCACAACTTTTTCTGGTCCAGTCACTTCTACGGCTGGTTTTGTAGGCGACATCACTGGCGACGTAACTGGTTCAGTTGATGCTTCTGCCGGTACTCTTGAAGTCGCTCAGTACACCGTCCTTACTGTTCCTTCCGCTGCTACCGTTGGTCAGATCATCGTTGTGACTGACGCTACCTCAGCAGGCACTGGCACCATTTGCTTCTCTAACGGCACTAGCTGGATCGACGTATACACCGGCGTAGCTGTAGCTTAATAGGAGATCAGTATGAACTCCGATATTTGGGCCGTAACGCTCGGTAGCGACGCAGATTTTTACGTCACTTCCGCAAGCGGAACCGCAAGTACGCCGTTTACGCTGGCTAATACGCAGCCTGAATATCATGGGGTTGCGTACAAAGTCACCGTGACTCCGGCTGCGGACGAAACAGGCAAGAACTTTGCAATCGTGGGTGTGGGCGTCGACGGTAACACGTTGACTGAAACGCTGGCTGGCGACAGCAGCGCATTCACCTCCACGAACTATTTCGTGTCTGTTACTTCAATCACTCCTGATGCCAACACGGCGGGCAACGTGACCATCGGTTACGCCCTGAGTGAAGGTGTTTACTTGCCGATGACTCGTATCAAGGGCCTCTACTACGTGGCTTCTGGCACTGCTGGTTCCATCGTGGTAACTAAGGCGGGCAGTTCTCAGGTTATCCTCAATCTGGCTACGCCAGCGGCAGCGACAGCTACGCAGGACATCATGGTTCCGGCAAATGGGCTTCGCACCGGGGACACTGTTGATGACTACTCAACGGTTGCTGTAACAAACGTCACCTCCGTGACGCTGATGTGCGCGTAAGGGGGCGGTATGGCATTCGACAAAAAGATGTACGACTACTACGTCAAGGCTGAAAAAGAAGCCCGTGACGCTGGTGAGTTGGATCGTGCCAACAGCTACCTCCAGTCTATCAAGGACATGGAGTACGAAGGCTACGAAGCGTACAAAAGCCAAGACGCGAAAGACAAGCAAGGCAAAAAGGCAGGTGGCAAAGTGATGCGTGCGAACATGGAAAAGCAGATGAAGTACCGCAAGGGCGGCATGACCAGCTGCGGCAGCAAGAAGAAAATGGCTGCGGGTGGCAAGGTTCGTGGCTGCGGCGCGGCTAAGCGTGGCGTTAAAAAAGCCAAGATGTATTAAGGAGCTGATTATGAAACTATGTAAGGCTTGTAAGACCCCTGAAAAGTGCAAAAAAGCTGGTAAGTGCTTGGCTAAGGGCTACGCAGAAGGCGGCGCTTTGAAGATGGTAGAAAAGGATGGCAAAAAAGTGCCGTTCTACGCCGCTGACGGCGAAGGCAAGATGATGGCTGGTGGCAAGGTCAAGAAGGGCTACAAGAAGGGCGGTATGGCTCGTGGCTGTGGCGCTGCTGTTCGTGGCACCAAGAAGGCGAAGATCCGTTAAATGGCCGAGAAAAAGAAACCCTCTCTGGCTGAGCAGATCGACTTTGGCGGCAAGTACGGCAAAGAATCTGACTCTGGCTTAATGAGCTGGATTTCTGGCTTGCTGGGTGGCGACTCCGAATCGGATAGCCCCCGGCGAGTTCCAAAGCCGCCGTCGGAGCGCCCGCAGTTACAGGAAAAACGCTACCAGAAAGGCGGCAAGGTCCGTGGCGCAGGTTGCGCTAAGCGCGGCATTCGCAAGTGCAAGATGAGATAAGCAATGGCTACCAGCGGAAGTCAGGATTTTAAGCTCGATGTTGCCGAACTGATTGAAGAGGCGTACGAGCTTATCGGCCTAGAGATGCGCACCGGCTACGATGCGCGTAAGGCCCGCCGCAGCCTGAATGTGATGTTCCAAGACTGGACGAACCGTGGGATCAACCTGTGGAAAGTCGTTCAGGTCAACCAGACCATGACATCGGGCACCGCAAACTACGCCATGAACGCATACGACTTGGACGTGCTGGAAGCTGTAGTGCGTCGCAACGGCATTGATTACACCCTCGATCGCATCACGCGCGAGGACTACCTCAATTTGCCGAATAAGTCCCAGACAGGTAGGCCGACGCAGATTTATGTCGAGCGCACGACGACCCCGCAGTTCTACGTTTGGCCTGCCCCAGACAACAGCACCGATGTGGTGATTACATATCGCGTGCAACGCATCGAGGATGCGGATACGCTGACCAACGATTTGGACGTGCCGAGCCGGTTTATCCCGTGCATGGTGTCCGGGTTGGCGTATTACATGGCGCTGAAAAATGCCCCTGATCGTGCGCAGATGATGAAGCAGATTTATGAGGAAGACTTTGCCCGTGCTGCCAATGAGGACACGGAACGTGGCTCCTTACGGATTTTTCCGAGCTACCGCTCGTATGGGTTCTGATCGTGGGTAACTTCGCTTCCGGCAAATATGCGTTAGCGATCTGCGATCGGTGCGGGTTTGAGGTCAAGTATTTGTCTATGCGCGAGGAATGGAATGGCTCACGTGTCTGCCCTGAGTGTTTTGAAACTAAGCATCCTCAGCTTGAGCCTCCTCACGCTCGCGCTGATGCTGAGGCTCTACGCGACGCTCGTCCAGATGTGGCAGAAACTCCGACAAATAACACCGCGTACACCAACTTTGTGAACAACTTACCGTAATGGCTGGCTACACACTCGCAACGCTGCAACAAGCGATTCAGGACTACACGGATAACGATGAGTCCGTGTTCGTAAGCAACCTCAACAACTTTATTGAGGCTGCGGAAGAGCGCATCCTGAAAGAAGCTCCGCTTGAAGTGTTCCGCAAGAACGCCGGGGCGAGCCTGACGACGGGCAACAAGTACATGCCGAAGCCATCAGATTGGCTTTTTACGTATTCACTGGGTTATGTCGACAGCAACGGCGACAAGCAGTTCCTGCTCAATAAGGACGTAAATTTTGTTCAAGAATTTTGGCAAGACCCCACGGACGTGGGTGCGCCGCGTTATTACGCGGATTTCGATCTACAGAATTTTATTATCGGCCCGACTCCAGATGATACGTATAACTTGGAGCTCCATTACTTTTATCGTCCGGCTTCGCTCACTTCTACAACAGGAACGGCTCAGACTTGGCTTAGCGAGAACGCAGGCCCGGCCCTCCTATATGGTTCCTTGGTGGAAGCGTACACATTTATGAAGGGCGAACCCGATATGATCGGGCAATATGAGCAGTTTTTTCAGCGTGCCTTGAGTAGAATCAACGCTTTCGCGCAGGCTGCTGAGGGACTGGATTTCTACCGTAGGAGCAAGGACTGATGAATGCTACTGCCGAAGTGCAGATGCTGCTGGGCGGCGATGTGAAGGTGATGACAACCTCTGAGCGTGGGTTCACGCCGGAAGAAATCGCCGAGCGCGCCCTGAACAAAATTATTTACGTGGGGGGCCAAACGCACCCTGCGATCCGCGATCAGGCGGAAGCGTTTCGTGAAAACATCAGAAAGGTTCTGGTGTTTTACATGAAAGAGGCTGTACGGTCTCACAATGTGAGTCTGGTTACCAAGTTTAAGAAAGCTGGGTACCCGGAATTAGTAAAAATCCTCGATGAGTAAAGGAGCCTGACATGGCAATCTCTCAAGCAATGTGCACCTCTTTCAAAGCAGAACTGATGCTGGCTGTGCACGATTTTCGTAGCGCAAGTGGTGACACCTTCAAGCTCGCGCTGTACACCAGCTCGGCTTCGATTGACGCAAACACCACCGCGTACACCGCTTCTGGTGAATCTTCTGGTACCAACTACTCAGCGGGCGGTCAGGCTCTGACCAACGCTGGCGTAACCGCTACCAACACCAACGCAACTGCGGGTACTGGTTTTGCTGATTTTGACGACGAAACTTTCAGCAACGTAACTGTAACCGCTCGTGGCGCGCTGATTTATAACAGCACCCCATCAGCTAACGGTACGGCGAACACCACGCTGACCAATGCAGCGGTTTGCGTACTGGACTTCGGTGCAGACAAGACTTCTACGGACGGTGACTTTACGGTTATCTTCCCGACCGCTGACGCTGCGAACGCAATCATCCGTATTGCGTAATAACCGATGGCCGCGACCGGCGCTTGGGGTGAAGGTCGCTGGGGCGTCAATACGTTTGGCGTGGGGCAGATTGATGCTTCCGCTACTGTAACTGGCGTCTCAGCGACTGGGTCTCTTGGGACTGAAACCACCAAGTCAAAAGCGAACGTAAGCCCGTCCGGCGTATCTGCGTCGGGCGCTGTTGGCACGCCCGTAGAACGCGCTAAAGCAAATCTCTCGACAACCAGTGTTGTCGCTACGGGAGGTATTGGATTTGTAGCCACTCGATTCGGTGCGAGAGTTGATCCGGTCGAGGCTACTGGTTCTGTTGGAACTGTTATCCCGCAGTCCAACAATACCCTCCAAGTCACCGCTGTCCCGATTGCAACGGGTGAAATCGGCATTGTCGAGATTGATGCTGATAGCAACATTATCGAGGATGGCACTTCAGCCACAGGTTCGATTGGGTCTGTTTCTGTTACCGGTATTGGATCGGTTCAGCTTACTGGCGTAGTTGCTGATGGTGTCGCCTCTGGTCAGGTTGCCTGTATCGACAACTCTGATGGCTGGGGCGCAGATGCGTGGGGTGAGTTTGGTTGGAGCCTTGAGGTCACGACCGCCTGTGTTACCGGTCTTGGTGCTAAGGCAATTCTTGGTCAGGTAGCACAGACTCAGTCTGTAACTCTTACCGGCGTAAATGCAACCGGCGAAACGGGCACCGTAGACCCAGATGCGAAAGCAAGAGCTTTTGCGCAAAAGGTAACCGGCACCGGATCGATCAGCGGCGTAGGCGTCTCTGGCGATCAAAACAACACTCCGGCTGGCGTTCAGGCGGCTATCTTTGTTGGAAATTCACTTGCTCGCGCCGCAGCGAATGAAACGACCACAAGTGTTTCCGCTTCTGGCGCTCTTGGAACGATTGAATACCAGACAAACAATAACATTCAGGTAACTGGCCTTTCCGCTACGGGCGAAATTGGCGGCAATGAGGTCGATGCCAAAGCAAATGTATTCCCAATCGGCGTAGCAGCAGTCGGGCTGACCGGAACGCTTGAGGTTGATGCCAAAGCGAATGTTGAAACGACGGGCATTGCTGCTTCGGGCGCTATTGGTGCTCCGGACATTTACACAATCAACAACATACCGGCTACCGGCGTTGAGGGTACTGGTGAACTTGGCACTGAAACTATTTCAGCCAAAGCTAATGTTTTCCCGATCGGCGTAGCGGGGGTTGGAACTCTTGGCGAGGCCGAGATTCAGGGTAAAGGCACCGTAGATTTAACAGGTGTAGAAAGTGCTGTCGATGTTGGAACAGTAGTTGCACGTGCAGGTGCAAATGCGATAATCACCGGTGTATTCGGTACCGGCGAGCTTGGCGAAGAAGAAGTTTCGGGTAAAGGCACCGCCTTCCCGACAGGAGTGAGCGGTACTGGCAGAATTGCAAGGCGATTTGTCACCACCATATTCAGACCCTTGGGGTTCATTAGCGGCTTAGGAGTAAGACATGGCGTCTACTTATTCGAATCTTAAATTTCAGCTCATGGCGACCGGCGAAAACTCCGGCACATGGGGTAACGTCACCAACGTCAACCTCGGCACCGCGATTGAAGAAGCGATTGCTGGGACCGCTGATGTAACCTTTGCCAGCGCAGATGTAACGCTAACGCTGTCGAACACAAACGCAAGCCAGACCGCCCGTAATATGCGGTTAAACTTGACCGGTACCACCGGCGCGGCACGGGACTTGATCGTTCCAGCTATCGAAAAGCTGTACGTCGTCAACAACGGCTGCGCACACACGGTAACTGTAAAGAACTCAACCGGCACGGGCGTTGCAGTTCCCGCTGGCAAAACGATTGTGGTCTTTAACGACGGCACCAACGTCGTTGATGCGATTACGCACCTGACCTCACTAACGCTCGGCACCGACCTTGCAGTGGCAGACGGCGGTACAGGGGCTTCTGACGCGACAACAGCGCGTACAAATTTGGGGCTGGTGATCGGGACCAACGTACTGGCTCCAAACGGTTCTGGTGCGTCTTTAACCAGCCTAAACGCTTCATCTTTATCCAGCGGCACTACGGCAGTAGCGCGCGGCGGCACGGGCGCGTCTACCCTGACCGCTAACAATGTGCTTCTTGGTAATGGCACGAGCGCGGTTCAGTTTGTAGCTCCGGGCACCTCTGGCAATGTACTGACCTCTAATGGCTCTACGTGGACCTCTGCCGCTGCCGCTGCGTTTGACTCCGGCACTGTGATGCTGTTTGCGCAGACTTCTGCGCCGACTGGCTGGACAAAAATTACGGCATCTGGAAATAACCACGCATTGCGCGTTGTAACTGGCACAGCCAGTTCTGGCGGTTCTGTTGACTTTACGACCGCGTTCGCGAGTAAGAGCGTAACAGGTACCGTTACCGTAACGGCGAGCACGGGTCAAACCGCAGCTCCGGGTTCTCTCGGACAAACCACCGCAGGCGGTAACATCTCTGTATCGACCGGTCAGACAGCGGCTCCTGTTTCTGTTGGTAACACCACCCTGTCCACGCCGCAGATTCCGAGCCATAGTCACCCAATCTCCGCCATTTCTCCAGCGAGTGAAGCCTCGCCCAGAACCGGCCTCACTTATGCTAATCTGAATGATGCCAACCCAGCGTCTACTAACACAGGCAACGCAGGTGGCGGCGGTTCACACTCACACCCCGGCTCAGGCGGCCAGCACGCTCACCCGGCATCCGGTACCTTCACAGGCACGCAGCACAGCCACCCCTTCTCTGGCGGCCAGCACGCTCACCCGGTTTCCGCTCCAGCGTCATTCTCCGGTACTGCGATTAACCTTGCGGTCAAGTATGTCGATGTGATCCGCGCATCCAAAGACTAAGGTGATTTGTGATTATTGAGCTGCCTGAGTACGTCGATAAGGATACGACGAAAAAAATAAGAGAATTAGCATCAT